GGCGTTTCCTGATTCATGTCCGACATCTGCTGGTCAGCTAACGCAACGAACCTACGCCCGTCACTAACCAATCCACCCAACATTTGTGCCAAAGTTGCTGACGGCTCCTTGTACGGCAAAGGCACAATAGCGTCTCTGATGCTACCACCAGGCGCGTCAATGTCCCTAAACTCTCCTGGCTGTAACGGCTCATCGTCGTTGCGTACCCGTACTCCACGGGCCTTAAATCCAGCGGGAAGGTTGGCTAAAGTACCCGCATCAATCAACTGACGCAGCAAACTCGTTGCCGCTCGGCCCAAACCACCAATCATGTGAATCAAACCAAAGCCGTAAAAACCCAAACCAGGTGTAAACTTGTAGTGTACAAAATACTGGCGCTTACGCTTAATCGGATCGTCCATCGCATAGTTGCGGCGAATAGCCAGTATCTCACCGGAAGTCTGATCTATCGTAACAATGTACGGCAGTTTCACACCCGTAGGCTCTCCGGTCGTAGGGTCCATATCCTCGAAACCCTCGATGTCCAGATCGGCATGCATTTCCAAAACCGTCAGAACATCGTCGCTGTAGTTCTTAGATAAACCCTCTAACTCGTTAACCTTCTGACGAACAGGATCTTCCTCTAAGTCCGAAGACGCCTGCAAATCTACCTCACGGTACATCCCCGCAACCTGCATCTTACGCACATCGTTCTCGTCCATCCGAAGCACATGCGTCACACGGTTCGCAGTCATCAAATCAGATGCCGAATATGGAACAACCAAATCCTGTGCAGGAATAAACTTCGATACCGCACGTTGCCGCGTCGGATCAAAATATACTTTCTTAAATGTAGAACCACTCAGCGGGAGATAGTACAACAACTGATCCATATCCGGATCGTACTCTTCCATCACCTCAGTAATCTGGTAGTTCATAAAGTTCTTGACACGCGCTGCCTGCGCTTCCTTCTCAGGCGTCTTTGCACCAAGCACCCCAGTACGAACCGGACCACCCGCTGGCAATAACTCCTTATACGCTTGCGCTTGGAACTGCGTCACACTCTCCGCAACCATCGGATGCGTAATGCCACTCGCCCCCTCAAACGGAGTCGTGCGCTCCTCAGTCTTAATCCCCAACAGATCCAGACCATGAACATACGTTTCTTCCCACTCAGAGCGTGAATCTAAGTCCTCTTCGTACAAACCACGAAGCTCACTAGATAACTCACCCAAAGTGCCGTCATCCAAAAACTCAGCAAGGTTTGCGTCAAACGGAATAAGCTCCTCCTGCGAAGGCAGGTTCTGAGCGTCAGCAAGGGCTTGTATGATCGCGCCACCCTGTCCGTCGTCAATGACTTCGGCACCACCAGGAAATTCCATAGGCGCATCTACCGGAATCTCCACATCGGGAAGTCCCATTGTGTCGTCGAGGTTTAACCCCGAATCAACCATGTTTGGTGCTCTTGCCATCAATAATACTCCCTTTTACGGGGCCTCCATTCTAAACCTTCATCGTCTTCGCCCAGCAGTGAAATAAACCCACCCTGACGAAAACGCATCAGTGCTAGGGTCATACTATCACAAAAGTCATCGTGATCGCCATTAGGAAATGAAACTACTTCCTCAACGACCTCATCAGCAAACCTTTCGTGCATAGGTGCCCACACCATTCCTGCTTCAAACAGAGGCGCAACCATGTGCATTCTCGTTACCTTATCATTCCCTTTGCCTGGTGAGAAGCCCAATGCCGGAATACCACGAAGCCGCAACTCGTCAATAAGTGGCGTACCCGTCGCTTTCGCTTCGACCAACACCATGTCCGGCTCCCAGTATTCGTGCTCTTCATAGGCAATCTCCTTGAGTTCAGGAAAGTTCCACCGACCTCGTCGGGCATCCATCAATATAACATGGTCGGGCCCACCCTCTTCAGGTTTAAATATCCCCCACGTCGTAATCGCTGAATAGTCCGCCGTCTCCTTTTTAGAAAACGCCGTGTCATATGCCTGTATAATGTAGTCAAGCCTCGGGATCTTCTCTTCCTCCCAGTCTTGCCACCACTCACGTTTGATAATCGCAGCCTCAGATGCCGTCGGTTGCTGCTGCCACTGCGCATTCCACTTGCCCACAGGCAAAGAAGCCTTGATCGAAAGCAGTGCAGCCTTCTCCCAAAACTCAGGCCAAAGTGGCTTGTCACTCGGCAATATAGCCGGAAACTCCACGACCTCCCACTGATCCGCCATAACGTCGCCCGATTGCGACTGAATTAAGCGTCCAGTCAAATCCTTCTTACCCCAGCGTGTCATAACCAAGATAATTGCACCACCAGGTTGTAAACGCTGTCGGGGACCAGAAGTGTACCACTCATACGCGTTGTCAAACGCGCTCTCACTCAGCGCATCTTGTTCCGAATGAGGGTCGTCAATGATAAAAAGGTCCGCACCCCGCCCCGTAACAGCCGCTCCAACACCCGCAGCAAAGTATTCACCACCCTTGTCAGTCTGCCATTTACCCGCACCCTTGTTGTCCTCCTTCAAATTCGTATCAGGAAACACCTCTTTGTACGCAGGGTCGTCAATCAAATCACGAACCTTGCGCCCAAAACGTACCGCAAGCTCCGTATTGTGCGTTGCCTGAATAATCTTGAGCTTTGGATTCCGGCCCAAGAACCAAGCAGGCATCAAGTAACTTGCAAACTCAGACTTCGAATGACGAGGCGGCATATTAATTATAAGCCGCTTGAGTTCCCCTCGTGCAACACGTTCAAGTTTTTCAGCAATCAGCCTATGATGCCGACCTTCAATGAAGTTCTCGTAGACGTGATGCGCAAACGGCATGAACTTCTCAGAGGCTTCCTCCCGAAGATCCAGCTTCTTCTTGGCTTCCGTAAGCGCCAAGATCTCCTTTAATGCGTCTTCTGGAAGAGCCTGTAAGTTCACGGACGTACCTGCATAATCCCCGTGTTAGCTCCCGCCAACCCGCTGCGCTGCCGCTGCGGCTGCTGTGGGCCACGCATCATCCTATTCATCTGCGTCAACTGCTGCTGAATGGGATTTGGAGCCGTGGGTTGTAGTGGGGTTGGTATAAAATTACTCGCCACTTGTGTGTAGTCTGAAACAGGAACCGTTGGGTCAGGCAACTCAATGCTCGGCAAGTCCGGCATAAGACCCGTCGTCGGATCAATCACGCACATCATCTGCTCACTGTCGTAAACATACCCATCAGGACAGGGGTCCGTGGTCTCAGAATCATTTTCCAACAAATCATCAATAATGCCCGTGCCACCGTCATCATCCCCAGAGCCTAAACTCCGCATTGCCTCCTCACGACGCTCTACCTGAGATGGGTCCTCGTCTAAAGTGTTCGCATCCTTTGTATTATACGCCAAACCTAGCGCGTTATAAGAATAGGTACGACCCTGAGAGTCCTGATAAATAGGCTTCCCGTCAACAATGTTTACAACCGGATCGTCCGCCCGAGCCCCACCAAGGTAACCCAAAGCTCTTTGTGGCAAACTCGTTGCCATTGCCATAATTCCGTCCTGCTTTGCCGCAGGCAACGTTAAATAATCCGAAGAGTATTCATCCGTTCGACCGGAAGATACCGCAGGGTTTAACTGCTGAAACGTAGGCTGTCGTTCAGGAGAATAGGTCGCGCTCGTGATATTCCCTTTGTCATCTCGCTCAATAATATCAGGGCGGAGTACAGGGCGAACATTAGCCGTTTCAGGCAATCCCGTAGAACCCGATCCCGATCCCGATCCCGACGGCGGGTTATTCGCACGATACCTGTCCGCTGCGGCTGCGCCTTGGTTGTTCTCAATCGTAGCCGCCGTCCGCTCGTGATACGCGTCGTCCGGCTTCTTGAACCCAAGGCCCATGGATATGTCGTCTAATAAGCTCATCTCTTCTGACCCCCTATCGCCGGAAGACCAAAGTCTACCCCGTACTCTTGGTTCAATGCTTCAAAATACGGGTTGAACGGCTGCGCAACGTCCAAACCCAAAGGCTGTAACCCCATCTGAGGTCCAGCAAATATATCCGTGTAATCCGTCGTACCATACGCATCAGGACCCATCTGACCGCCCATCGGAGTAGTCTGAAAGATAGTCGGATCAAACCCACCCGTGAAATCTATCGGAGCCGCCGCATACGCATTCGGATCCAGACCCGTCTGACCCAACGCATCCATCGCCTGCGTGTACTCCTGCTGCGCCGGAGGCTGAAGCGGTTCAAATCCACTCGCCATCCGAGCCTCCTTGTCAGCCGCACTCTCCGTCAAAAAGTTTACCGTCGCATTCTGACGAGCCTGCGTCCGTAAACCCGCCGCCGTAGCCTGCTCCGCCTCCAAATCAGACAACGTCTTCGCCTGCGTACTCGTCAACGTGGCAAAATCATCGCTCAACGTGTCATAGTCCGTGGACAACGTACCATAATCACCAAATAACTCGTCATACGTCCCCTGTAACGCAGTCTTATCCTTGTCCAACTGGTCGTAATTATCCTGCAACGTACCCAAATTACCAATCGCAGTGTTATAGTCCGTGGTCATCGTTCCGTAATTAGACGTAAGAGTATCATACAACCCACTTAACGTGTCATACTCACCAGCCTTCGTATCCAACGCGTCCTTCGTGTCCTTGTACGTCCCCTCTAACGTCCCGTAATTCGTACTCAACGTGTCATAAGTATCCTGCAACGTTCCATAATCCGTGGTCAACGAACCATAGTCACCAAACAAAGTATCAAACTCGCCCTGCAACTCGCCCATCTCACCCACAGTGGTGTTGTACGTCCCCTCTAAAATACTATACGCGTCCTGCGCAGCCTTTAACTTCGCCTTCGTGTCCTCAATCGCCAAAGCCTGATTATACAAATAACCCAAACTCGTCGCATCGTCCGATGGATCATACTCATAACCCATCTCATCCAGCAAACCCTTGTACTCATGACGCTGCTGAACATCATTCCACAACGCCTCCAACTGAGCAGAGGTCATGCTCGAATCATAAGTGGAACCATAACCAAGATCCGTGATCAACGAACCATAGTCATTCCGAGCCTTCGCCTCGTTATACGCAGACAAATAACCCGCGTTGTCCATGTCCTCTTGAATCAGATTACCGTAACCAAAATTCCCAATCTGCTCCGCATAGTAATTCCTGAACGCACTATCCGCATCATCCCTACTCCGATACGAACCAGCAAAATTCCCATAATCCTCACCAGCAACAAACAAACCTGGATCATACGAACTAAACGTCGTATATGAAGAATCATCCTCACCCATCCAAGCAGGCCGCTGATTCAATATCGCATTCGTCTGGTTCTTATACCGCTGGTACTGAGATCCGTAATCCGCGTTCTTTACATCATCGCTCTCATTAGACAACCAACTGTCAAAATCCGTCACACCCTCACGAAGACGCTGGTCATAAAACGAACGATCATCGTTCTTCATGTCCGCTTCAGTAGCGTGAATCTTCTGCGTATAATCAGAAACAACATGCTCCGGTATATACGCACCACGCTCCTCTGCCGTTAAACCAAACTGATCCTCGTTTAAATAATTTACATAACTACTAAACTGGTCATTAAAATCCGCGTCAGGCTTGTTCGCCGCACTCCATGTCGCAAAATCATCTGGCGTCGGTGGAGCAGTCTCTCCACCACCACCACCGCCGC